GTTACGGTTGCATTACCACGAGATGCTGAAGATTTGTACAAACAAGTGTGTCAACAATGGGAAATCGACGTTAAACTCCAGTTGGAGTACGTTGACTATTCAGCCATGTATATTAGGGATGTGAATTCATACATAGCTGTATACAGCAAAGGTGGAGTCAAGCGCAAAGGTGCGTATCAATACGAAGGTCTTGGATGGCATCAGAATCAGTCCTGCTTGGTTGTACCAATGGCTGCTGAAGCATTTATGTTAAATGGAACAGACCCTGAAGAATTCATTCGCAATCATAAAGATAAGTTCGACTTCTTGCTCAGGACAAAAGTACCTCGAAGTTCTAAGTTGATAATGCGAATGCAAGATGGTACTGATATTCCACAACAGAACATTTGTAGGTACTATCCTAGTTTGAACGGAGGTAAGTTGATTAAAGTGATGCCAGCGCTGGAAGGGAAAGAAGTAGATGGTGATCGTGAGTTAAGTATTGACAAAGAGTACAATATCAAGACGTGCAACAACATCAATGATTTTTCATGGGACTTGGATTATGACTACTACATCAATGAAACAAAAAAGTTGTTGATTCTTCCGAAAAGCAAAGATAAGTGCTACAATCGCTACAACTTAAAGGAAACCAAGAATGAACCAAACCTTTGATTACTTATTCAAACCCAACATGCACTGGAATTACATCAAAGAGAGCACCTATCTTGTGTTGTTGTATCACTTTGGTAGTGATAAACTAAAGATTATTTCTAAATAAAAGAAAGGTAAATATGACTAACTTGAACGAATGGTTCGCTAGTACGATTAAAGAATCACCTGTACGCAAAGCCCTCATCTGCAATGACGGTACTTCACTTTCAGTGCAAGCTAGTAATTTTCATTATTGCTTTCCAAGAGTAGATAATTCACCTTTTTATGCAACCGTAGAGGTATGGCAAGTTACTTCAGAAGTACCTGATTCTTGGTTGGAATACGGTGATCCAGAGAGAATCCTTTTGCTTACATCCCAAGGACACTTGTTGAAGAATTTATTGATAGTCACGGAGGAATTAAATGCCACGGTTAATCATTAACAATAATTCACTTTACAATGACCAACAAGCACTTGAAGTTGTACTGGCAGTAATCAAAGAAGGCAGGATTAGTAATAACGGTAAAGATTATTGCTACTGCACTACCTTCAAGAACCCTTCGGTTACTGCTTTTAGCAAGCGATTGAAGGATGGTTTTAGCTTTACGTTAGTACAATATGAAGGTGATTTATTTAAGGAATGATATGAAAAATATCCTCATTGGTTCTCGTGCATTGGATTATTGGTTAGATGTAGGTATTGTTAAAGACATTACTGATTGGGATATAATTAGTTGTAAACCAATAGAAGGTGCTGAGTTTCATGATAGATGGTTATTGAATAACGATAATTTCGATCGCTTTACTTGTGATAGTGATACAATTATTTTCAATGAAAAAGTAGTTCATGTAATGGACGTAGAAGGTCTTGCTATCATTAAACGAAGTCACTTGTGGCGCACCGTTGGTTTTGCTAAACATATTACTCATTACCATAAATACTTAAAACCGTATGTGGATTTAAATAGTTCAATTCTAAAAGAACGAATCAAGATGACACAAGAAATGTATCCACAGCAAGGTCCGAACTTGAAGTTAAGCAAAGGTGAATTCTTCAATGATGCAGTGGTTAAGGTTTTTGATCACGATTACTTGCATGAACTCTTTGCTAATGAAGATAAACCAATGTACACTAGGTTGCAGAAAAATGACCACGAAGTCTTTTGTCATGAAGAACTATGGAATAACCTAAGCCAAGAACAAAAGGTTCTTTGTGTCCAAGAAGAAGTAAATGTACTAGCAACCGAAAGATTCCTTGTACCGAGTAATTTCAGTCATAATAAAAAGATGGCTTATTTAAAAGCACTAGAGAAAGTGTGTACTACGGTATGTAAAGGGTACTTCAGGGATTTTGCAATTGAGAACTACCCAGAGATCATTTCAGTGTACAATGCAGATAAGATACTTAACGTAACTAACGTCTTGAAAGGACAAATTAATGAATACAAATAATCTTAAAGAGCAAGTAGCTGTTTTGCTAGCAGAGTCTGATTCAGAAATCTTACGTGATTTCTTTAACTCAGATACACCAGTTGAAGATTGGGAATACAACTCAGAAGCTACTAATGAATTCCTTCTGAAAGAAAGTTCTTTGTGTATTCTTCACAAGTATGTAGATAGCTTTGGAGGTGAAGGGCAAGGTGAAATGTACTGGAGTGTTTATAAGTTCACTAAAGGAACTGAAGCAGTATACGTTAAGTTCAATGGTTCGTATCAATCATACAACGGATCAGAATACGATGAGTTCTTCTTCGTTGAACCAAAAGAAGTAACTCGAATTGAGTACGTTAAGTAAGGAATCTGTGCTACAATACACATAAGAAATAAAGCCGGTGTCCCTCTACAATTCTTCTAAAGTTGTGTCGTTAAATCAGAGGATGGATGACGAAAGGTTCGATACCTTCACTGGCTACCAAGATGAAAACATGGTACTATAATGAAGCTGTATCCTGACGGATTCATCTTTCGTACCTGACGTACTCAGTCATTAAACGAGAATTTAACCAACTTCTATTAAAGGAAATCAAATGACAACTAAATCAAATCTTATCAGTGGTACTTTCGCTTACGCTAAGGTTACTGAACCATCTTTTAAGTACCAAAGCGATACCGAAAAAGAGTTCACTATTGACATCGTAGTAGATGAAGAGACTTACGATAACTTCGTAGAGCAGTACCCAAAGCAAAAAGGTAAGATCATTAAGACAAGTGAATTCGAGGCTGTCTATAAGTTCCCTCCTGTATTTCCTGAAGAAAAGAAGCAGTTCATCTTGAAGCTAAAACGTCCAGCTACCTTTAAGAATAAAGAGACTAAGGAGTTTCAGACAATTGAACAGAAGTACTGGCCTAAGATTCTAGTGAAGAAAGGTGACAAGACTACACCTCTAAAGGAAGGTGTCTTGATTGGTAATGCAAGTACAGGTAAAGTTTCATTTGAAGAGAACACCAATGACTACGGTACATTTGCTAAACTCAAGAACATCCTAGTAGAAACCTTGATTGAGTACAGTAAGGACGGAGATGATGCAGCAAATGACTTCGGACTGAGTACTTCAATTGAAGGTGAAAGTGATTTTGCAAGTGACGGTAACGGAGGTAATGTTAAGGTTCCTCAGAGTGCAAAGACTAAAGCACCTGCAAAGAAACCAAAGGTTGAAGAAGATGATGACTCCACAGACCCCTTCTGATACCATCTAGAACTAACCAGAAGCTACCTAGAATCAATTAGAACTTGTTCTGACTAATCTAGGTAGTCAATAGGAAATAATAGCTTAAAACGCTTATAATCAATTCACATAAAGGTCATTATGAAATTCCAAACTACAAATGCATTTACCTTTGCTTTGCTTGTTCTTTTATTTATCGTTCTAGTTGGTGTAGGTCCAATTATTACTATTCTTTCACTTAATGCTTTGTTCGGTACAGGTATTGCAGTGTCATTTATTAACTGGTGCTGTGTAGTGTGGCTATCTTTGATTATCAAAGGTTTGACTGCACGTACTAACTAAATAGCATAAAGGACTATATGAACTACTCACTAATTGACTTTGTTGTAGCATTCGAGAAATGGGAGATCGGTATCCGAACTAATCGTAATTTCTACAGAACTGACGAAGAAGTCGAAGCTATGGGTACACATGAACTAGCAAAAGAGAAAGCAGATTACTTCTTATCTTTGCTTGACTCAAAAGAACAAGTAACTGTTCATTAAATAAATCAATATAACGTAAAGGAAATATAAACATGCAACCTAAAGAAGCAATCAGCAAAATGGTAAAAATCTTAACTGAGATTGACTCCTTGAACGAAGGACTAAAAGAAGTGAAGGATGAAGCGAAGGAATCAGGACTGAACGTAGCAGTTCTAGCAGCAGTTGCTAAGGCCATCGTTTCTAATAAAGTCGATGAACTCAAGACTAAATCAGATGAAACACTTGAAGCTATTGAGTTAGCCCGTAGTTAAATCATAAGTTAAGTTATAATAACCCATAGGTGATCTTGGAGAAATCCTTGGTTGTCTATGGGTTTTATCGTTTAGGATAAAGTAAGTGGTTTTGTTATTTGAAAGGAAGGAAGATACATGAAACGTAAATACTTCAAAGGTGAAATCGAAGAACTAAGAAATAACCAAGTGTTCGTATTTGGAAGTAACCTAGCAGGAAGGCATGGTAGAGGTGCTGCTAAGATAGCTAAAGAGAACTTCGGAGCAGTCTATGGGGTAGGTAAAGGGATGACTGGAGATTGTTATGCTTTACCCACTAAGGACTCCAAAGTAGTAACTCTGAGTTTATCCTCAATTGAAGTGTATGTTAGTGAATTCATTAGGTTCGCTAAGCGGCACTTGGACTTTGAATTCTTAGTCACTGAAGTAGGTTGTGGATTAGCTGGATACAGTCCAGAAGTAATTGCTCCTTTATTTAAGGATGCACCAAGTAATTGCGTATTTAGTGAAAATTGGAGGAAATATCTTGAGTAAAACTGTAGTTATTTATGATGGGGACTTGTTGGCATATCGTGCAGCAGCAGCTACAGAGGCACGTTCAGTTCTAATCAAGCACGTTGCTTCAGGTAAAGAGAAGGTATTCAATACTAGAACAGATCACAAGAAAGCACTTTTACTGAAAGGTAAAGAGTTCAATAGAACTGACTGGGAATTCTTTGATATTCAGGAACCTCAACCCTTGGCTAATACATTATCTATTGTGAAGAATAAAATTCAGAATATGAATGATGCCTTATTTGCGGATGATTACATAGTATGCCTCAGTGGTAAGAATAACTTCAGAGATAACCTATTGCTACCTACTAAGTACAAGGGTTCTCGTGAAGGGACTAATAAACCACTGAATCTAAAAGAAGTTAAGCATTACCTATGGAAGAATCACCCAAGTATCTTGGCTAACAACAGGGAGGCGGATGATGATCAAATTATTAAGGGGTACGAGTACATAAACAAAGGGTACACTGCTATCATTTCAGTAGCAGAAAAAGATGCCTATGCCTACTCTGGCTTGCACTTGATTGGAGTTAACCAAGAAATCTCTGATTTACGTCTAATTCCTGAATTTGGTTCTTTGTGGGATACTGGAAAGAAGATCACAGGTGAAGGGTTCTTGTGGTACTGCTTTCAGGTAGTCAACGGTGACACCGCAGATTCATATAAACCAAGTGAGCTAGCTAAGGTTAAGTTCGGAGAACAAAGTGCTTTTAAGCTACTCAAAGATTGCACTGATCAGAAACATGCACTAGAGACTGTAAAATCTAAGTACAAGGAATGGTATCCAGAACCCTTCGAGTACACTGCGTGGAACGGGGTGGTAATACAAGCTGACTACAGAATCATGATTGACATCTACCATAAGTGCGCTCGGATGATGACTACAGAGAATGATAATTTATGCAGTAAGAAGTTCTTCGCTAGTTATGGTGTAGAATTGGATTAACTTAATTAACTGAAAGGAAGCACATGATCCGCAACAAACGCACAGCAGTTAACTCAGCTTTACTCTCCCTTCTTGGCGATAAGTCACTTGTAAAGAAATGGTGGAAGTCACCTAACAAAGGACTCCAAGGTAAAGTTCCTAATGCACTCTGGAAGCAAGGCAAGCGATTGTATGTTACTATGTACATTCTATCGCATTTGCACTATGAAGGAAGTTAAGATGAGTCAAGAACCAAAATACAAATTAAGCAATGTACTTCGTAAGAAATACACAGAACGTATTTCATTTAGAACTGCACTGCTAGCTGAATCAGATAGTACAGATGAACTTCTCCTAGAAGCTGCTGAAGAATTAGAACGCAAGGATGAAGTAATCGAAAAGAACAACTTGGAGATTTATGAGCTAAATAAAGTAATCGGTGAAATGGATGATATTATTGCTAGACAAGAGGATGCCTTAAATCGTATTTACCATTACGGGTATTATCCAGAAAATAAATAAAGGAACGATATGAATAATACTAACCTTCCACTTACTCCTATGTTACAAAAGCTAAAAGACGACCGAGTAATAGCCAAGGAGTTCTACCGGAAGTACCTTATGTTATGCAGTGAATACAATTTAGAAATTACTAGAAATGATTATGGATACGAGTGCGTAAAATCAATGTACTCAATTAATATTGAAGTACCTACATGGAATTTACTAAAGGAGAAATAATGCACAAATCAAAGTACACTGAAATAAATGAAAGTTCAATATCAACTCGTATTTTGTCTTTCATAGGATTAAAGGATGGTGAAAGTGTAAGGGACATTGAGCACTCATTCTACAAGAATGGAATTGATTCGCTTGATAATAAAAAGTACAATGAAAGTTTAACTATTACTCTAGTGAACTACAGGACTGATACTAATCAAATTATCAAGATTACAAAGGAGCGAAATGATAACTAATCTATCTAAAGTGAATGCTGAATACATCAGTACAACATGCAGTCCTAGGCATATCCAAAGTGTTATTGAGGATTTACTTCAAGTGATTAAGAAGCAAAAAGAATTAGCTGATGAAGTTATGAGATTGAACCCAGAGTGCCTTATGATTGGTGCAGGTAAAATGGCTAATCTGAGGGTATTGGCTGCTGAAGTAATTTGGAATTAATAAGGAGAAATATGGACATTAAAAATAAGAACTTTTGGTTGATGCAAGGAGATTGCCTTGAGCGAATGAAAGAAATTAAAGATAACTCAGTAGATTTGATTCTTTGCGACTTACCTTATGGAACTACTTCTTGTAAGTGGGATTCTGTTATTCCATTCAAAGAACTATGGGAACAGTACAATCGAGTTTCTAAACCAAACACAGCAGTGGTACTTACTGCTAGTCAACCTTTCAGTTCTGCACTGGGTTTCAGTAATCTAGCGAATCTGAAGTATTCATGGTACTGGCAGAAAACACGAGCTACAGGACATCTTAACGCTAAGAAACAACCCATGAAGGACATTGAAGATATTCTCGTGTTCTACAAGAATCCTCCTGTGTATAATCCTCAAGGTTTGATTTATAAACCAACTAAAGTTATGAACTCAAAGAGTCACTCTTTGAGAAACAAGGACAACATAACAAGCACTGTTTCAGGGGGTATTAAACACAAGGAGTATCTTCAAGAATACACAAATTATCCAAGACAAGTCCTTCAGTTTCAATCAGAAGGTGCTACCGTACATCCAACTCAGAAACCTCTTGGCTTAATGGAATACTTGATTCTTACTTATACAAATAACGAAGGTATTGTGCTTGATAATTGTATGGGTTCAGGAACTACGGGTGTAGCTTGTGTTAACCAAAACCGAAAGTTCATTGGTATCGAAATGGACGAGGGGTACTTCAAGATTGCTAAGGATCGTATTGAAGGTTCAGTGAAGAATGAGTAAATACCCTGAATCACTATACACACCAACTGATGTTAAGAAAGTCAGAGAAGAACTTGTAAAGGTTCAGAAGGGTATTGATCCTATCTTGAATGAACCTTTCAGTGAAGTTCAAGTACTGGACCACGATCATACTACACAGCATGTTAGAGCAGCCTTGAATCGAAATACAAATGCCTTTGAAGGCCTTGTATTCAATGCTTATAAACGATGCTTAAAGTGGATGACAGATAAACCTCTACCTGAAATATTACGAAGTCTTGCAGTGTACCTAGAGCAAGATTATTCCAAGAATCCATATCACCCTGACTGGCTTAAACGAGTTACGATTGACTTTAATAAACTAAAAGAATCATCCAAGGACTCTGTACTTATAGAACTAGGTAGTACAGTTGGTAAAAATGCACTAGAACGCAAAAAGAACTTCAGCAAAGTACTGATGACTCGAAAGTTCAGCTATAATCAAATCATGGACTTGATTAAGAAGTTCAGGTAATCGCACGTAAACTCTTATCAATATAAAGGAACTAATGTACTCATTTAATACACAACAACAAATCATCTCTTTGAAGAAACAAGGAATGAAATCAAGAGCAATTGCAACTTATTTAGGTATTGGTAAAAGTGGAGTTAATTACTTCTGGCAACGATACAAGGAAACAATCAATGCTAAATCAAAGAACGGTCCTAAGATTTTATTTATTGACTTGGAGACGAGCGCATCATTAGCTTATTGCTTTGGTCGGCATAAACAATTCATTAATCAAGATGCTATTAAAGTTGAAGGTGGAAAGTTATTGTGCAGTGGTTATCGATGGCTGCATGAAACTAAATCTACTGTCCTTTATAACAAAGAGGAGGTACGCAATAGCGAAGATTACACTGTCTGCAAGCAAATGTGGGATTTATTCCATGATGCCGATATTGTAGTTGCACATAACGCTTATGGATTTGATGTACGAATGCTATCTGCACGATGTCTTGCCAATGGACTTCCTCCTTTACCAAAGGTTAAGGTTCTAGACACCCTTCAGATGGCCCGTAAAGGCTTCAGGTTCCCTTCAAATAAACTAGACAGCCTAGGTGCTTACTTAGGGCTTGGACGCAAGGTGCAGCACTCTGGAATCAAACTATGGGTTGACGTTCAAGAAGGTTCAGAAGAAGCCCTAGAGAAGATGGTAGAATACTGCGAACAAGATGTTGATTTACTTGTGGAGATTTTTGGTATCCTACGTAGTCGAGGACTAGCATCTTCAGTTAATTTTGCCCTGTACTACGACGATGAGGTTACTCGGTGTAAATCATGCGGTTCAGATCAACTAGAATTTACAGGGCGTGTAGTTACTACTGAAGCTGGAATCTTTGATGAAGTGAAGTGCTTGCATTGCGAATCATTACATCGTAGTAAAGTAAATAAACTAAGCACTACTAAACGCAAGTCATTGCTGGTATAATGCTAGTCCAGATTAAATAATCGAATTAATAGTAACCCTCTTGGTGTAAAAGCCAAGAGGTTTTCTTGTCTATGAAATAGGTGAAAGGTAAATATGAATCAAACTACAGAACATGCAGAAGGAACTACAAATGCAACTAGGACTAAAGTAAAAGTCACTTCATCAAGTGACCCTATGTTGTGGTACACTGAATTCTTGAATAAATCCTTCCAAGTACATCGGGTTACTTACGATAACCAAGGAAAGCAATTCTGGGTTCGTACAGGTGATGCCTTTAATACTTTGAATTTTATTCATAGCTTTGATTGCGAAGTTATTTTAGGTAACTCAGAGATCAAAGAAAAGTAAGTTACAATAACCTCTTTAACTAAGAAAGTGAATATGAATAAAGTAAGTAAGACAAGCACAGCAGAAACAATCCTTAATAACGTAAAGAACATTAAGGACTTTAATACTTCATCGGAAGTGCGTTCAGCTACTGAAGAACTACTTTTTATCTTAGGTGGTATTGTAGTAATTGGTTGGCTAGTACTTCTTGTTATGTATCCACTGATTGCTTCTATTCCAATCTTGGTTTTTATTACTGGTTACTTGCTTTATCGCTTCAATAAGAATCTTTGGGTTGTTAGTAAATACATTATTAAAGGAGAATGAATATTCACTACGAAACAATTACAACCAAAGTAGAGGCTAGGCAATTCACCCTAGAAGCTGCTGAAGAAATGCATGAATTTGAGCAATGGTCAGGTGGAAGTGTTAAAGGAACTTGTCTTGAACCGTCCGAGAGAATCTGCGAATGCTGGTGTAAACGAACAGATGAAGAAGTTACAGTAAATGTAGGTGACTATCTTGTAAAATACCCTACTGGCTTAATCGAAGTATTCAGTGAAGAAGTATTTTTCACTAAGTTTAAATTTAAAGGAGAATAAATGGGTTACTCTTTAGAACTACTAACTGAGTACTTTTATATAAATCCACTTTCAATAACAGGTTTGTCTAATTTGAAAGATAGATTTTCGGGTCACAACTATAAAAACATATGTGCTGTTGCAGGTGCAGATACAGGAAGCATGGACTCTAGTGGTTACTATTGTGTTGTCCTATTCAGGAAGTCATATAAAGTACACAGAGTAATCTACTCTATTGCAAATAAATGTGATTTAACCAAGGAAGAATTTATTGACCACATCAACGGAAATCCCAGTGATAACCGAATAGAAAATCTAAGGATTGTATCTAAGACGGGTAATAGTAGAAACCATAAGATGCGGAAATCAAATAAATCTGGTGTTACAGGAGTAACACTAATGCGAAATGAAGGATGGGTGGCTCACTGGAAAGAAGGTTCTTTTAGAAAATCTAAGTATTTTAGTATTTATAAATATGGAATGGATGCTGCATTCAAACTAGCCTGTGATTACAGGACAGAAAAGATAAAAGAATTAAATCTTTTAGGTTATAATTATTCTCACCGCCACGGTTTATAAATTAATAAGGAGTTAATATGCACACAATAATCTCTCAATTGCAAAATGAAATTCACAATGATAACACTACAGCAGGGTGGTGGACTGACTTGAGTACAAATATGGATTTAGCAGAAGAAGCACGAAAAGGTACACGATTTGGTAAAAGTCTAGTAGCTGAGAAGTTATGTCTGATTCACAGTGAGGTAAGTGAAGCAATGGAAGCAGCTAGGAAAAATCTAATGGATGATAAGTTAACACATCGACTTGGAGTTGAAGTGGAACTAGCTGATGCTATCATTCGTATTCTTGATTTGGGTGGTGCTCTTAATTTAGACATTGGAGGTGCTATTGTTGAGAAACGAGCGTACAATGCAGTACGGGAAGATCATAAAGTATCTAACCGAATCAAAGAGAATGGTAAATCATACTAGGAGATAAAATGCAAGAAATTCATAGTGAACATACGTTCAATGAAAAGAAATACCTAATGATGATTTCTTATTCAATCTCCGAGCCTGAGTCAGGTTGTGACCTTTGTGTATTTAAGTCAAATAGCTACTTATGTAAACTTGCGTATAGTTCATGCAAATACAGTAATGACTATTACTTCGTAGAAAAACCAAAGCAAGAAGTAGAAATTAACCCATCTTCTGTTTCACCTAAGACTAAATCAGATGGTGGCAGTTCTGATTACTACAAGTTAACAATTCGACGTGCATCAGATGGTGAAGAATTTAAATGCGAAATGGGTGATATTATTTATTCAGTCTACGGGGGTGACTTTGATTTAGGTAATATCGCCAAAGCAATGCGCAGGATGTACTTAGATTCAAAAGGTAAAGGTAAAGAAGGTGTAGATGCTTCTTACGATGCAAAGAAGATTCAGTGGTTCACTGATGACTTTATGAAACGATTACAGAAACCAAAGGAGATTAAATGACGGTTACAGCTAAGATTATTTCAGATAGTACAAATCCACGAGGAACACGTATTACTACCTTTGAACTGGAGTATCCTCGTATTGTTCACGGAGAGCTAATGACTCACCGGGTATTTTCCCGTAATGCTGCTAGCTCGAGGGCTATCCCTGTAAGTGCTATGATCAAGGCAATTGAGGATAATCCCGCAATGCCTTCACATTGGGGTAAGAATCAAGCAGGAATGAAAGCAAAGGAAGAACTTGATGATTTGACTAAAGAGGCTACTAAAGGTGTATGGTTAATCGCTTGTAAAGAAGCTGTAAGATATGCTAAAATAATGAATGATATGGGTGTACATAAGCAAGTAGTCAATCGCATCACTGAGCCTTACCAGCACATGAAGATTGTACTGACAAGTACTGAATTTAATAATTGGTTCTGGCTGAGAGATCACGAAGATGCTGATCCTACGATTAAAGAACTGGCTAATAAGATGCACTTGCAGTACCAAAGTAATAAACCCAAGGAATTATCCTACGGACAATGGCACTTACCTTATGTTGACTGCACTTATGATAACGATAAGCAGTACTATTCAATTGAAGGCGAAAGTATCTCATTAGAGGACGCTAAAATGATTAGTGCTAGTGCATGCGCTCAAGTCAGTTACCGAAAGACTGATATGTCGCTTGAGAAGGCAAGGATGATTTACAAGTTATTAATTGAAAGTGAACCTTGTCATGCTAGCCCTGTAGAACACGCGGCGTTGTGTTTTGATGATACAGAAGTGGACTTTCACCCTAAAAGTTGGCCTGAAGGTATCACACACATGGACCGTAAAGATAATCTTTGGTCAGGTAATTTCAGGGACTGGATTCAGATGCGTCAATTGATTCCAAACAATGCTAAGTATAATTAAGAAAGGAAATCAATGAGTAATATTATTGCACTTGTGTATATTAGCCTTTCAGAGCTACAGACAGTTGACCCTAAGTACACCGAAGAGTGGGTAGACCATAATCCAGATGATGTAGTAAAGGTACTTCGTAGTCTAGGATTAGAAACTAACTTACCTTATGAACGACAGTTTTGCACGCATAGGAATCGTTTTGGTAATATTAATACCACCTCACGTTTTGTAGGTAATGAAATGACCAATCAGGAATGGATTGATAGCCCATATAGTAGCCAAGAAGCTAAAGATAGAGTACTGAATAATAAGCTAGTAAATAACTTATATCAGATGCGCGGAATGACGGAATAACGAAAGGAAATATGATTCAAGTAACTAAACGAGATGGTTCAAAAGAGAACTTTGATACAATTAAAATTAAACAATCAATTGCTTACGCTTGTGAAGGTGTAAATGTAAATCCTCTTGAACTAGAAAGTCGTATTGATTACTTCGTAAAGAATGGAATCAGTACAAGCGATATTCAGGCTAATATTATTCAACATGCTTTGCAGCTAGCTACGCCAAGTACACCGGAATGGTTGACTGTAGCTGGTCATGCATTTGCTATGGATGAACTTCACGCATTTAAAGTGAAAGGTAAAGGGTTTGCAGATGTAGTCGTGGAGAACTGCAACAATGGGCTTTACACAAAAGATTTGTTGAGTTTTTACACTAAGCAAGATTTAGTTCAACTTGAAGGTGTTATTGATTACGATCGAGATTTGGCTCATTCGTATGCTTCATTGTTAACTGGTAAAAAGAAGTACCAGAATAAGAATGAATTGAACCAACATATGCACATGGTGAATGCTATGCGGTTTGGTCAATTTGAAACCTAATCATTAGTTGCGCAGTTGCGTGTACAGGATTTGACCTTCGCGTCTGCCGAGTTCCTCAACGCCCACGACGTAATAGAGCAGGCCGCCGTAGGAAATGCGCATTGTGGCATTCACGCCCGACAGGTAGCGAATGGTAAACTGCGTGCGGTTGATGGCCGTCTGCCGGTTGGCTTCCACCGTTTCGCCTGCGCCTTTGTCCAGCTTCGTGGCCCACACGGTTGCGAACGTGCTCCATGCGATGGCATCGTAGTTCCAATCATCTTTCGTGGCGGTGGGCTGTTGAATTACCACACGCCGGTCCATGCGGCCCGGCCTCATGCGAAAACCCGGTATGGCGACAGCAGCGCGTGAACGGCCAACGGCATTTCCGTGGCAATCGTGCCGGTCACTACGGCCTGGCGGTTATCGTAGAAATGGGCGGACAGCATACGCATGGCCTGCAGGATAGGGCCAGGCACGGTGCTGTGTCCTGCGGTGGTGGTGATTATTACCTGGCCGTAGCGTTCAAGAAACACGGCCGGCGGCGCGTCAAAGGCGATGCGCTGCGGTGTGCCCACAAGGTCAGCATACCACCTGGCGGTGGAAAGGGTTTGCAGGACGTTGTCGATGTCGTAGAACTGCACCGATGAGATGGCCGTCACCGGCCCCGCCGGGAACGGCGAGTCCACGAACGAGTCCATGTAGTAGGTCACCGTGCCGCTGCCGAATAGCCGCCCGGTGTATTCCTCGCACGCCTGCCGCGCGGAGGTCAGCAGGAAACCGAGC